ATGAAGAGTATACTGCAAGACCTGATCAAGATGGTAAAATGAGAGACGTTCAACCTGGTGTACCAGATGAAGTTGTTATGGAAGTAGAAGCCGGTAGTGGAAACGTTCCTGAGTCTTTTTACACAGGAATAAACGCAATTAAAAAAGCAGACGGCGGCAGAATTGGTTACGCAGCAGGTAAAGGCGTTACAAGTTTACTTAACTTAATCAAAAAGAAATTTGGTAAAAAATCAATTACAACTGCAGACAAAATTGCAACACCACAAAAAACATTAAATAGAGATATGTTTAAAAAAGCTGATGATAGATTAAATGACAAAAGAGAAATGAATGCGGATGAGTTAGAAGATTTTGAAATGGAAATAGGAGATAATCTAGAAGCTTATGATTTTGATGGCACAGTAGGTAGCGGAAAACAAATTTTAAAAGAACAAAAAGATTATATGGATGAAATGTATGCAGATTATAAAAAAGCTTCTCCTTCCGAAAGACGACAAGTAATAAATTCTGGTAAACCGGATAGAGTTCCAGAAATTTGGGAAAATGAATTTAAACTTAAAGAAGCTGTGGAAGATATTTTTCCAACAGGAGATTATAAATATGATGCGCAAATGGCATCCGAGGCTTTAGTAGAAAATAATCCAAAAGTTTTTAAAGATCGTCTTTTTGATGATTTAGATGAAGGTACTCAATTAGAAATTTATTCAGCTGTATCTGAACAGATAGGTAAAAGTAATGCTAACATGAGACAAATAAAAAAAGGTTTATCTACTCCAACTAAAACTTTAGAATCTATGAAATCTGGAAAAGGAATTGATATGTCAGATCCAGATATAGCTGATGAGTTTACAAAATTTATGAAAGAGAATGACCCTAAAGGATATAAGGATATGGAAGAAAAAGTTATAATAGAGTCTTTCGATCCTAAAGGTCGTAAAGGTAATGCTTACGGAGGTAGAATAGGTTTACTAGCTGGTGGCGGAGTCCTTAAAAAGTTAATTCAAAATTTATCTAAAGAAAAAGGCATGAGTGGTTCTGAAGTATTAAAAGTAATGAACTGGAAAAGTCTTCCTTCAGAAGTTAAAAATTTAATGACTAAAGAAGAATTTGGCAGAATGAAAGCGCAAAGATTAGAAGGTGTAGAGATTTGGAAAGATCTTATGTTATCGCAACAAGACATGACTAAAAATATAGATGCCGGTAAAAATACTCCGGCAGCAGGATTATTTGAAGAGCTAGAAAAAACTTCACCAGGTTATGGCATTGTTCCACGAGACATTGCGGATGAAGACATTCTACAAATGGAACAGATGATCAAGAACATGAAAACTAAAGATAACCGACAGCTTAATGCTAAAGGTGGCAGAATCGGTTATGCAGGGGGTGGGGGTATTATGAAAATTATAAACAAATTAAAAAAATTAGGTAAACCTAAAAAGAAAAAATTAGAAACAGTTAACGACTTTGTAAATAGAAGAGAATTTTTAAAAAAATCTGTAGGTAATTCAGAAAAAAATAAAAACAAAAGAATGATGGACGACATTAAAAGAGCAGTAGAAGATGTTAGAAAAAACCCTGAATTTAAATTTAAAGAAATAGATATTGAAAAAGAGATTCAACCTATTTTAAACAAAGGTCGTAAACTTCACGCCACAGGCGGAATTGCTTCCATGCTAGGAGAGTAATGAAAGATTTCTTCGTTGAAGATATACTAGAAAAATTCGAGGACTATACACAGCCCGTGAACCAAGGACCAGGCTCCATGGACCAAGAACCACGGAACATGTACGTTGCCGGTGGAGTCATAAAAGGCGTTAAGAAATTACTTACCAAGACTGTTAAACCAAGCATTCTTAGACGAGAAGCGGTTGCCTTAGATCTAAATCAAATTAATTCTATTAGTAAAAATAAAGAGTTCGAACAAGCATGGAAGAATTATAAAATATCAATTAAAGATGTCGGACGAAGAAAGTATAGTAAAGATAAGTTCTTTGAAATGTGGGCAAGAGAGAACATGGCTCAAGGTGGACGGATTGGATTTGCAGAAAATCCTTTAAAAAATTTTAATAGAGCAACAAGAAAATTAGATCAAGGTGTTACGAAAATAAGCAGTGAAAGAGTTTCATCTAAAATTATAAAACATATTTATCAAGATAAAGCGACTGGTAATGAAATAGAAGTTTTTAAAGTTAAAATTACGGACCAACCTTCAAACAAAGGTGGAAAAATGAAAGCGGGTAAAGGGGGTAATTATAAAACTTTATTATCAAAAGAATTTTCTACGTTAGAAGAAGCTGTAGGATCAAGAGATGATTACTATAAAGAAAACCCCGGCAAAAGAGTAGTAGACCCTACAAAAAAAAGTGACGCTAAAAAGAAAAGAAGAGAGAATGAAAAATTAGCGGGAGGAGATGAAAAATTTAAAACGGGTAACAAAGAAATTCAAAAAGGACATTCTACTAACATAGAAGGTAAAAATAAAATTAAATCTAAAAATATAATTTATACACCGACAGACATTAACTCTAAAATGGGAGGTAAGGCAGGATCTGTTGATGCTCAAAACCCAAGTTTGTTAGATAGTCTAGATTTAAAACAAAGAAACACTGAAGCTAAGATAGAAGAAATTAAAAAAAGCAAACTTCCTGACGCTGAAAAAAAAAGATTATTAGCTATAGAAGATGATAAATTAATAAGATACGTTGCTCAATCTGATGGTTTTAAAACATCTGTGTTAAGTGATGGTAGTGAATTTGGTACTAGTTTTCGAAGTTTACAATCTCAAGATATGTTTGATGAATTTCCTGATATGACTGAAAAACAAGTAAAAGAATTTGTTGGAGAATACTTTACTCAAAAAGGAGATTTAAAACCTAAGTATGCTAATGCAAAAAATCTTCCTCAATCTGTACAAGATAATATAGTTAAAGCGTATACCTTTAATGAGAATGTAAAGAATGCTCAAGCTAATGCAAAAAAATCAAAATTTATAAATCGTATAATGGATTTTTGTCCCAATAAATTAGCCGGAGGAGGTTCCGCAGGAGCATGTAGTTTAAAAGAAGCTAAAGCAGGAATGAAAAAACAAGTAGACCTAGCAAAAAAAGCTTCTAAGAATGGTAAGATACCAAAAAAATTTGGCAAGCTAAGAAGTTTTATGACTAATATATTTGGTTTAGCAGATGTCCCAATAGAACTTTTACTAGTGCTCCCTGAAATGACAGCAGGTAATACTGATGCGGCCATACAAAATAGTAGTCTTGGATGGTTTACTGACAAAGGTAAATTTAATTTAGAAAAATTAAAAGATAGTAATTTTGAAGCTTATCAATTTTTAAAAGACAAACAAGCAAGAAAAGAATATACTGAAGCCGAAGAGACTTTAGATTCATTACAACCCTTTCTTGACAAAGCTCAAAAAGAAGGAACACTCAATCAAGTAAATCCTGAAATTTTAGAACAATACAGGAATGCAAATAACAAACGTGAATCTATAATTGATGAATATCAAGAATATGGTTATTCATCTGATGATCCCACACAAAGTCCACTAACTGGTAAAGTTGCAACTCAAAATTATTTAAAAGACAAAGTTAAAAGTGATTGGCAAAAAAGACAAGATAAATTAAGAAAACAATCAGAGGATGATTACAAAGCATCAGGTCTTGTATTTGACAAAAACCCCAATCAAAAACAACTTCAATATGAAGATGTATATAAAGCTCCTACTGATTTAAAATCTTTTATAGAACAAAAAGGCGAATTGGGTAAGGATACAATGCTTCAATATGGTGTAAGAGACGAAGCAAATCGTAGTGGTGTTGGAGATATTTTTGATAACTATATACAAGGATCAGATAACAAAGATGAAAGAGATCTTTATTCAGAATTACCTATAGATTATGCTAATCAATTAGCTGCTTTAGAAAAAGAAGAATTAAATCAAGGTTTAAAATCAAAAGGTAATTTTATGACTAGAGCTTTTAGAAATTTGTTGGAAAGTCAACAAATGAATACTGATCAGCTCTACGCAGAAGGGGGCCTTGCAAATTTAATGAAAAAGTATTATGACTAAAGATAATCCAACACTTGTAAAAAACATGAAACATGTTAAGTTCAATGCAATCCCCCCTTTGCAAGGACCAAATCCTCAGGGGTTGATTAAACAGAATAAACAAGATAAACCATCGAAAGAGAAAAAATATGGCAGATATAGATAAGGGACTTCCAGGAAATACACGTACTGAAATTAAGATGCCTTCAGAAGAGGAAATGGCTGAAGTTAGTGTACAAGAAGAAGTTACAGAACAAGGACCTGTAGAAGTAACACCCGAAGAAGATGGTGGTGCAACAATTAATTTTGAACCTGGTGCAATTAATATACCAGGAACAGAAGGTCACTTTGATAACTTAGCAGACATTCTACCAGACGATATTTTAGAACCTATCGGTAGTGAAATGGCCGGTAACTATTTAGATTATAGATCTTCAAGAAAAGATTGGGAAAATACTTACAGAACTGGATTAGATCTTTTAGGATTTAAATACGAAGATAGATCAGAACCGTTCCAAGGAGCAAGTGGTGCAACTCACCCAGTACTAGCAGAAGCTGTAACTCAATTCCAAGCACAAGCTTACAAAGAATTATTACCCGCAGGTGGTCCAGTCAGAACTGAAGTTATGGGAATTAAAACTCCACAAAATGATTTACAATCTCAAAGAGTAAGAGATTATATGAACTACTTAGTCATGGATAAAATGGAAGAGTATGAACCAGAGTTTGATTCAATGTTATTTCATTTACCACTAGCCGGATCTACATTTAAAAAAGTTTACTATGATACTACAATGGCAAGAGCCGTATCAAAATTTGTTCCAGCGGATGAATTAGTAGTACCTTACACAGCAACATCACTAGATGATGCTGAAGCAATTATTCACGTAATTAAAATACCAGAAAACGAATTAAGAAAACAACAAGTTGGAGGATTTTATAGAGATATAGATTTAGGGCCTCCAGGTTATGCAGTTAATAACGAACTTGATAAAAAGGAAAGAGAACTAGAAGGGACAACAGCAAGTGGTAGAGCACAACCGCTTTATACTTTATTAGAATGTCATGTTAATTTAGATCTAGAAGGGTTTGAAGAAGTAGGAGAAGATGGAGAACCTACAGGAATCAAATTACCTTACATTGTAACAATTGAAGAAGGAACAAGAAATGTTCTTTCTATCAAAAGAAATTACGCACCTGAAGATACAAAGAAAAAGAAAATTTCATACTTTGTACACTTTAAGTTTTTACCAGGTTTAGGGTTTTATGGTTTCGGTCTAATCCACATGATAGGTGGACTGTCTCGTACGGCGACCGCGGCTCTAAGGCAGCTCTTGGATGCGGGAACGTTGTCTAACCTGCCAGCTGGTTTCAAACAAAGAGGTGTTAGAATACAAGACGATGCTTCTCCTATTCAACCCGGTGAATTTAAAGATGTAGATGCACCAGGAGGAAGTTTAAGAGATGCATTTTTCCCTTTACCTTACAAAGAACCTTCTCAGACCTTACTTCAGTTAATGGGTATTGTTGTACAAGCCGGTCAAAGATTCGCGGCTATTGCAGATATGCAAGTAGGTGATGGAAACCAAGGTGCAGCAGTTGGAACAACTATTGCATTACTAGAACGTGGATCACGGGTAATGTCAGCGATACATAAACGATTGTATGCGGCAATGAAAAAAGAATTTAAACTTCTTGCAAATATTATTTCTAAATACTTACCACCAGAATATCCTTATGATGTTGTCGGTGGAGCAAGAACTGTTAAACAAACAGATTTTGATGACAGGATAGATATTATACCTGTTGCTGATCCTAATATCTTTTCAATGAGTCAAAGAATTACTTTAGCTCAAACTGAAATGCAATTAGCCACAACAAATCCGCAAATGCATAACATGTATAATGTTTATCATAATATGTATGAAGCAATTGGAGTAAAAAATATAGATTCCATTTTACCTCCTCCACCACCTAATCAACCTAAAGATCCGTCAATTGAAAATATTGAAGCAATGTCAGGTAAAAAGTTTCAAGCATTTCCAGGACAAGATCACAGAGCCCATATTACTGCGCATTTAAATTTTATGGCAACGAATATGGTTAGAAACAATCCACCTATCATGGCTTCACTACAAAAAAACATTTTAGAACACATCAGTTTGATGGCTCAAGAACAAGTTCAATTAGAGTTCAGAGAGCAACTAAAACAGATGCAAATATTACAACAACAAGCACCGAATAATCCTCAAGCAGCAAATGACTTACAAGTTATTACAAATGCTGTTGAAGCAAGAAAAGCGGTCTTGATTGCAGAGATGATGGAAGAGTTTATGAAGGAAGAAAAAGAAATTACTTCTCAATTTGACCATGATCCATTGTTAAAATTAAAATCAAGAGAAGTAGATCTTAGAGCGATGGAAAATCAACGTAAAAAAGAATACGATGATGAAAAAATCAATCTAGATAAATCAAAACTTCTTCAAGATAGAGATTTAACAGAAGATAAAATGGAGCAAGACGAAGAATTAGCTGAAATGAGAGACGAAACAAGTCTAGAAAAAGCTTATTTAAGTGCAGATGTTAAACTCTATAACGATAAAATGAAACGTAGAGATGTAAAGACCTTGAAAGGTCAAAGATCTTAATATATAATAGGAGACATTATGATGAACTATAAAAAAACAAAAAAAAGTGAAGTACCTAGTCAAAACCTTGAGTACGATTCAAGAAGTAAAGCTAACGTTACAAGAGCTAGAAACATGATCGCTACTGGAGACAAAGTGACTGTAAAAGGAACTGGCAAAGCTAGAAAACAAACAGCTACTTGGATCTAACATGTGGTTATCGGCAATTAAACTAGCCGTTTCTGCTGGCAGTAAAATTTACGCTAATAAGCAGAGAACAAAAATGGCAATGTCGGATGCACAGCTTATGCATGCATCAAAAATGGCTGCTGGTGAGGAAGCTTACCAAGGAAAACTTTTAGAGTCTAGACAATCGGACTGGAAAGACGAATTTATTTTAATTCTGCTTTCGGTGCCAATCGTCATGTTGGGATGGAGTGTCTGGTCAGATAATCCTGTACATATGGAGAAAATGGAGTTATTCTTTCTTCACTTTGGAAATTTACCTTTATGGTACCAAACAATTTTTGTTGGTGTCATTGCGAGCGTTTATGGACTTAAAGCAACAAATCTGATAAAAGGAAAATAATTATGTCAAATAAAAATTTTAATAAACAAGTTGCACCAGCAAGAAAAAAATTAGCGGTAGGTGGACCTTTACCTCGTTTTAAAAAAAAAGATACGACTGATCGTGAACAAATAATTAGAGATAAAATTTTAAATAATATTGGTAAAGATAGACCTAGATCTCAAGACCCTAGAAAAAAAAGACCGGGTTCGCCTAGACCTCTCCCTATACAACCTAGAGACCCTAGAGATAAAATGACACCTAGAAGACCTATGCCTAAACTTCCTGGAAAACCTGGAAGACCTGGTCCTAGTAGACCTATGCCTAAACTTCCTGGTAGACCTAGACCCCCGATGAAAGGACTTACTCCAGAACAAATACAAAGACTTAAAGAGTTATTTAAGAAAAGAAGAAAAGGTTTAGATCCTAAAGATCGTAAATTTAAAAAATCAATTGATTCTTTAAAAGAAACAGTTAAAAAAATTAAACCTCCC